AACAATAATGTAAAACCACCTTTTTTCTTTTCATCGTAATCATAAAAGAAACCTTTAAAAAATCTTGTGTATATCGCATCATCACTTTGATCAGTGTTAAACATTTTACTTGTTACTGCTTCTACTGCATCTTGCACTCCTTCAAAAGGTTGTTCTCTACTCCAATTTAAAGTCCAAAATGTTTTGTCATCACGTATCTTACTAATAGGATATATGGTCGAGTTTTTATCATACCATGGTGAAAACCATCTTTGATATTTTCTAATAAAATCTTCGTCTATATTTGTAATAGCACCTGTTGCTGCAAACAATCCTTCTTGAAAACCATATAACGTAGCATTCAAACCTATTAATCTTCTTGCTCCCATTTGTCGTAAGAATGGGTTACTAGATGTTAGTTCCCTGGTACCATACGCTAGTGTATTGTATATGTTTCTAATTGTTTCTGATCTAAAAGCTACGAAATTACCAACTGGTAGTCTTCTCCAGTTTCTAACTATGCTAGGAACCATGTTATAATTTGGATATACGTCAACAATATATTTAGCTGCAATTTCTCGTAAAGCTTTGCCGTATGTTTTTTCTGATCCATCTAAATTTGTTGGATTCCATCTCATTTTAAATACTTCTCTAAACTGATTAGATACAAGATCTTGCCATTTGTATGGCACTGTTCTGCCAGATTCTACTACATAACCTAATTTTTTAGCAGCATCGACTGTTAGTCCTCGTAAAGGTATGGCTGCTAACATTTGTGATTTAGTAAACTCATAGCCGTATGCTTTCCATACGTTATCCGATGCTTGATAAAATTCTGTTGCTTTTCTAAAGATTGGGTTTTGTAACATGTATTTAAACAATTGATCTGTGTTAGCAAATCTATTAGCAGCAATATCACCGATGATTGCTTCTACCTCACCAGCTACAACTGAACTATCTATAATTCCTTCGTCAGAATATTCTTTTAATTTTTTTCTCATGACGTTAGGATTAATTCTTCCGCTACCAACTACTTCACCAAACACATATTTCATTGCGTCTAACACGCTTGCATGAGCGCCGATGTGTCCTTGCATTAATGAAAAGAACATAGCAGTTTCAAAGTTTCTTGTTTGTGTCATTAAAGATAAAACAGTTTTACTTAATTGTGCTGTAGTCTTAGCTGCAAGAAAAGCCTTGTATGGTGCCCACTGTAATAAAAAGTCTGTAGCTAATGCATCACTTGCAATACCATTAGCAATTTCTGGTGTTGTAAAGTAATTACCTTTTTTACCTTTGGTATATATTTTTGCTATGTCAATGTTTGATGTTCTTGCTATAGTTTGTATAGGAACTAAAGACTTTGCTACATATTTTTGTACACCTTCCATAGCAAATTTTGCAGGATCATCTACAATCCAACCAGATCTTAATCCTTCTTTTAATATTTGTTTGTGTGTAAACAAATGAGATAACAACTGCGCTTGTTGTGTAACAGTATCTGTAATGACAGTAATAGGATTATTTATTTTACCCATTAAGTCTTCAATAACTTTTGGTAGTGTTTGTTTTTTAGCTAAAATTTTATCTGGTGTAACTAAAGAAGTTATAGCCTGCATTCTTTTTATAGGACTAGCTCCTTCTTTACCATACTGTATAATTTCATCTACTTTTTGAGAAGCTAATCTAGATAGTTCTGGCCACAACTTACTTCCTTCTTTTACATTTTTATATTTTTTATTTGTTTTTTTAATTAAATTTACAAAGTAATTAGTTGCTGCAGTAATTTTAGTTTGATCTGGTTTAAAACTTCCTTGAAATATTTCATAAGATGTAGTTAAGTATTTACCCATACCATCTACAATTTCTTTTTTTATTTCTTCATTTTTTACATACGGTTTAATTTTTTTACTTAATTTTTCTATAGTCTTTTGTATATCTACAACAGGTTGTCTTAAAACTTCTGGTAAATTTTTAAGAGGTATTTCTCCTTTTAAATATTTTAATACATCATCCCAATATTGTTTACCTGCTGACACGCTTGATGTTGTAAAAACTTTATTACCAAACCCTTTGTTTAATAAATTATATATGGATCTATCGATTCTTTTAAGATCAATTCCTATAGATTTTTTATATTTGTTAGTCATTCTCTCACCTTGAAGCATAATTTGTTTTGCTTCTTTGGTAAAAGGTCCCCTAACTCTTAACGGTGTAAGTATAAATTTATCCGCAGCAGCCATTAATCTTTCTGATAATGGACCCATAGTTGTAGAAAAGAATCCCCATTTTTCTAACGGTGGTATTTTTTGTGTAATAAATCCACCACCTTTTTTAATAGCGTTAACTGTTTGAGGCACACCTGTTTTTCTACTAGCTAAAATTTTAGACACAGGATTAAGAACTAAAGTATTAAAAGGTGCAGCAGTTGTTTTATAAATTCCTTTAGCAGTTGCACCAGCTACCCCTATAATTTTACCAGCAGCTAATGTTAAACCACCAATTAATACTGTACCCTCTGCACCGTGTATTAGTTTTCTTTTTAAAATTTCTGCAGCTTTTTTACTATTACTTAGTTTGTCAAATTTTTCTTTATCAATGGGTGGCATAAAACCAAAACCTTCTGTAAAGGTAGGTTTTTCTTCATCCGCTGTAATTGTTCTACCTATTCCATACTTTACAGGTAAACCCCAAAACCCCATTTTCTGTGCAATGCTTGATGCATATTTTATATTACCAAACTGATCTGTTAATGTTTTACCAGACTTATCTACTTTAGCTTTTTTATTTGATAATTTTTCTACAATTTTTTTAGTAGTTCCAGGTGCTGCTTTTTTAGCAACATAACCAAAACCTTTTATTATTCTACCACCTAAAAATGTATCAATACCAAACTGTGTAAGTTCATCAGTTAATTCTTGTATGGCACTCTCTTGATTAAAAGGTTGTGACTTGTTTGGGTATTGAATATCATCAGCTCTTGGCCAATTGTTTTCTATATATTCTAATGCGTTAACTGCATTATCAGGACCAACGGCATCTACTAACATAGCAGCCCATCTAGTTATTTCTCTTCCTGTATCTAAAATAGGTTCTGCAATTCCAGATATAATTTTAGTAGATGTTTTACCATAGAATTCTTTTTGTTTATCTTTTGCTATGTCATCTTCTCTGTATGCAAGGTCATAAAATTTAGCTCCCTGTGCATCGAATGCATTTAAACGAGTTAAAGTTTCTTCACTAAATAAATCTGGATTGTCTGCTACAAACTTTAATCTTTTTTTTGGATATAATAATATATTAGACTCACCAGCTTCTTTAGCGGCTTTGACTGAACCGTACTTTTGTACAACCGCAATATAATCTTTAACAACATCAGGGTTGTCTCTAAATATATCTAAGTATCTTAATGTAGAATCTTTATAGTCTTGAGGTAAAGTGTTAACATAATTTCTTTCTTGAGATGATAATAAATCAGGTTCCATCAACCCTTGATCAATAAGTTTTTTATTTATTTTTTCAATTGTTTCGTCAGCTCGTTTTGTAATTGACTCAAGATCAAGCTTCTCATTTATTTGAGACATGATCTCTTCTACTTTACGATCTAGTATAGCGTTTTTATCTTCGAGTTCTTTGTCGGGAAAAAAGTTTTTGTTTGAATCTGCCATTCATCTTATGTCATCTCGGTTTGCATAGGCAACACAAGACTTACCCCATATTTGTTATTAAAAGCATATACGTCCGCCTGAGTTGTTATTTGTGCAAAGTCCGCGAAGGCATTTTCATTATAGTAAATTAACTGTACAATTTCATCAGTTACTTCAGCTGGTATTTTAGCTCTAAATTCTGAATAAGGTATTGGCACACTTGCTTTTTGAGGTTCTTCTGTTACCGTTTCTGTTTCCATAACAGTATCTGTTGCAACCGGCATAGCTCCTGTTGATGGTGTTCCCATTTGGTAACCTGCTCTACCACCATCTTTCATTTTTACTCCTAATGCTTCTTGTATCTGTAAGAAAATTCTTATTGCATCAGCAGCTGCTGTTGCTGGGTCTCCTCCTCCTGCAATTAAAGCAGCAGTAATACTTGCTATATCTTTTTGTGTAGAAGTTCCTGCTAATATATCTTTTAATCTTGTTTCGTATTCTTGTCCGCCGTTAGGATATAATGCTTTTAATTCTTTTATTTTTAATCCTGTTGCAGTTCTTGCTGGGTCAAATTGAATTTTAGCTATATCAATTGCTCCTGAGTTTTGTAATTCTTGTATGGCAACTTTATTTTTTTGTTCAATATCTAATTTATCTAAATCAAAAACTTGTTGTTCTTGTTTATTAATACTTGCTCTTTTATCTTCTAATTCTTTTAATTTAGCTGCGTCTTGTAAATCTTTTCTGTCTTTTCTAATTTTAGCAATAGATTCAGCTTGTTCAAAACCAGCTTCACCTGTAGTTTTATAACTACCATCAGGGTTTTTCATGTTAGCATAAGCTCCAAAAGAACTAATTACATCATACATGTTTTGTCCTTCTGGTGTTTTAACTATTTCTTGTTCTCCTGCAGATATTTCGCCTCTTTTATCATCAAAATAAGAAGATGTTTCTACAACGTCTGTTATATTAGGACTTTTAAACCCTGTTCTATTACCCATCATGTTCCCCATGATTGTACCACCACCAATAGTTCCACCACCATAGTATCTTGGTCTTGGTGTATCCATACCTGATGTAATACCAGTTCCTTGAGCAGAGTATCCCATTCCGCCTCTCATAAACATTGGTCTCTTTAAAATTTTATTATACATATTATACCTGTTCTGTTCCTGGTGGAGGTGTTAATGTTCTATACATGTTAGCAAAACCACCAATACCTTGTACTACTGGATTTGGTGTAAATTTTTGTGTAGGTGATCCAGGCATTGCTCCTGCAATTGAACCATATATGTTTGCTACATCTGTAATTCTTTGTTGTGGTAAGTCATAAGCTGTTTGTGCAGCTAGTGCTAACTGATTTAATTTTTGTTGTTCTAGTTGTTGATCTTGTAATCCTAATGCTTCTAGACCTGCAGCTTCTGCTTGTTGTAATTGTGGAACTTGCGTTGCCATTGTTTGTAAATTAGTTAAAGCTTGATTTTGTTGAGCTTGTGCTTGTGTAAATCCTGTACCATATAGACCAGCAAGTAATGCTGCCCTGTTTCTGTCAGATTGTGTTCTAAATTCTGCAGACTCAACACCTTGTCTTGCACCACCAAAAGCTCCAGCAGTAAATGCTTGATCAGCAATTGCTTTTTGTTGTATTGCAGCTTGTCTATCAAAGTCAGCCATAGTTGTATCAATAACTTCTCTTTGATAAGGAGACATAAATTGTTGGTAACCTGATGGATCTAACAATTGTTGAGTTCCAATTTGATCAATGTAAGGTTGATAAGATGCAACACCTGTACCACCTGTAAAACCTGTAACTTGTCCTGTAGCATCTCTTTGTACAGCACCTAGTCCAGACATATCTGCAACAGATTGAGCTGCTGCTTGTTGGAATGCTGATTGACCTGCAACTTGAGGAGTTAATGCTCCTACATCAATAGGAGTTCCTAGTTGCCCGATACCATATTTAAGAATATTAGTTCCGTATGGTTGTAGCGTTGCGCTTGGTAATAATCCTAAATCTACTGCCATTATGCTATCATCCTTTTAGCTGATGGTTTTGCTTCTAAGTTTTTCATTGTGTCGTACATTCTTTTTGCACCTTTTTGTATGTTTCCGCCACCTGCAGCTCTTACTGCATCAGCTGTAAATACAAATTCGTTTTTAGATAATCTTGCTGGTACGTCGTCTTTTCTTTCGTACTCTCCAATTGGTACAAAGCCACCAGAGAATCTATAATCTTTTTCCATACCACCCATGTCCATAATACCACCAGAACCTTGAGCGTATTTAACTCTACCACCTTTTGCAAAAGAAGCTATGCCACCTTTAGCCATAAATTTTTGCATAAGTCTTTCAGCTTCTTCATTTAACATTTCCATTTCTTCTGCTGATAATAAATCTAAAGTTTTACCAAACAACTGCATTGCTAATTCATTTCTACTATCTTCTATTCCTGGTCCTGAAGCCATCATCATATTACTATCTTCATCTTTTTTAGAATATGGTGACATAAAATATCTTAAAAAATCATCTATTTCCATAATTGGAAAACCAGGTTTTTGTTCGTTCATGTCGTACTTATAATTTTCGTATGCTTCTATTTCTTCGTCAGTATAATTACCTGGTTCATAAGAAATTTCTTCTATCATCTCTTCATTCATACCTTCTTTAAAACCCATACGTTTTACAACTTCTGGTGCTTTTTTTCTTAATGCTTCTATACCTGGACCACCTCCTCCAGCAAGACCCATTTTAGCAACAACGTCAGGTCTAACTTTTCTAAGTGCTGTAATACCAGGGTTTGGATCTGGTGTACCATCTTTTAATTTCATAATTCCGCCATCTTTAACACCGGTTGCTTTTGTAAACGATGTTACATCTGCTTTTGTAGTTGGTAAATTTGCTACAGTCATAGGTGTAAGATTCAAGTCGATAGCCGCTTGTGCCTCTTGACCTGCTGCTTCTGCAGCTGCCATATAGTCTGAGTATGCAGCTTCTTCTAATTCGTTTCTTCTTTTAGCATCTTTATAATCAAGATAAGCTTTACCAACACTAAGACCAACGTCTACAATGCCTTTGTACTCATCGTATTTGTCTTGAAGATATTTAAGTACCATATTTCTAATTCCTTGATGTGTGATTATATACTAAAAAAGCAGGGATTCCACCTGAACCTACCAGTTTACTTAATTTTTTAGCCATCGTCAATATATTATAAGTCGCCACTACCAGCTCCTAAACCTAAGCTAGCTACTTTTATATGGACATCTCTTCTTATATGTTCTCTTTGGGTAGCAGTATCAGGGTTATTTACGTCAGCATCTGCTTCAGCATCTGACATGTATTCTGCACCTGTTTCTGTATTAGTTAAAGTAACTTCTACTTCAGGTGTTATAACGTGAGTTCTTTTTCCGTCTATTTTTTTGTATTCGCTTTTTGCTTCTTGTTCTATAAAAGGCATATATCTCCTATGATCTACTTGTTTGTAGTACCGATGCAGTCATCTTTATAACATCAGTTGTAGCACATTGCATCTTTAATTTATCGCCTGCTTCTAGTATCAATATATTGTTAAAAGTCAGGACATCTACCCCATCGCTCGGTGTCACATTAGCTACGTCGTATTCAAAATCAGTGGTACTTGAGGCATCATACACTTTAATTGTTACATCTAAAGCACTTCCATGAGTGTTAAAAAGCTTTATTGTTTTAACAATAGATGTAGTCTCATCTGGTGATTCATACATATCTACATCTGAACCAGCAGCATTGAGGGTTTTTTGAATATTTTTATATACGTTAGCCATTATGACATAAAGAAATTAAATCTTTCTTGATTCTCCTTTTCTTGTGTTAAGAACGTTGAATTTAGTTGTTCAATTAAAGACGTAATAGTTCTGTTTATTTGTCTTTGATTATCTTCTGTATATTCTTTTCTTGGTTCTGGTAATCTTACTACTATTTTTGTCATTATCTTCTCCCATCTGCTTGGACATCTACTTGGAAAGTTCCATATCTCCACTTTTCTCCAGAGCTTTCATTTTCTATTTTTACATTTGCATATCTTCCTCTAGCTCTAGTATCAAATTTAGTTGAACTAGCAACAACACTAAATGGACTATATTTACTTGTGCTTGCAGTAGATGAAGGAAAGTCTTTTAATCCTATAGTTACTTTAGCTGTGCCATCTAATGTTTTAAAATCAGGAAAAAATCTTCTCATAGCTAAAAAGAATTCTCCCATTCCTTCTGATGTTTGTATTGCAAAATCATATGATTGTACAAAAGAAGTTAACGCAGTTGTAGTTCCATCAGGATTAATTTGATCTGTGCCTACTTCATGTTCAAAGTAAACTGTTTGACCTAAACCTGTTGAACCTATAATACTTGGAAAAGTTCCTGTAGAAGAACTGTTAAATTGTGTTGCATGTGGTCTTGGATATACCACTGAGTCAATCCAAGTTGTTCTAATTGAGTTTGTGTTTACTCCTGTATACCACACACCACCTGGTGTTTGACCTGATTCACCATAATTATAAACTACATATCTATCATTGTATGCCGAATTAGATGTAGGGTAATACCAAACAACCTCTGTAAATAGGTTATTAATACCTGCTACAACTTGTTGTCCTTTTGTTGTATCAAAATCATCAAATACATAGTCTTCTACCATACAAGGTAATGAGTTTACTGTACCATCAAATGCAAAAAAACCATTGTTACCAATCCAATAAGCAACACCATCTATTTCACAACATGCATTTTGACCAATCAATCCACAGTTTGTACCTACTTGTTCAAAACCAAATGTAAATGGTGCACCAATAAATTTCATAGTATACAAAGCGTTATCAGTCCACACTAGAATATTTTCTTTTGCAACAATAGCTCCCATAATTTTTGTACCATCTTGTAATCTTTGTGAGCCAGCACTGTTTTCTGCAGTAGGTGCATATACGTTTATTTGTTCTTGATTAGAAAATCTTATAAACATATCATCTTGTGTTGTAGGATCACCAATAGTTGTTTCTGTTCCAAAATGAATTAAGTGTCTTGTTGTTGGTGAAATTAAAGTAGATCTAGATGCAGTGGGATTTCCTTCACTTCCACTTATAGCTGTTACAAAATTTGTAGTTAAAGTTGATGCACGAGTAGTAAAGTTTGCTGCAATAGAAGAATCCCAAGTAAAAGTTTTACCATTAGAAATAGTTGCAACTAATACTTGACCAAAGTTGTTTAGTGACCAGAGACCTGGTTCTAGTGTAACAGTAGATGCTGCAACTGCGTCACCCCAATTACCCCATTCTGTTGCGTCTTGAACTGTTGTATTAGTAGAGTGAGCTTGACCATTAGACGTACCAACAGTGGCAGTCCCTTTTGCACCTCTAGTAATACCTAAAAATTGTGTAGAATTTTTTGATGTATATGTAATTAATTCTGCCGTAGGTAAAGTTCCAACAGCTATTGTACCTGCAGACGCAAATCCTGTTGTGCTGTCTACAGTTACTGCAGTTCCTGATCCACCTGTACCAGCTGTGTCAGCATTTAATGATCCATCTAATTCTGTGCTTTGTGATCCAGTTATTGTTCCACCATAATTACCAATACCATAACCATAACCATATGATTGAGCTGATGGTCCTACCGCTTGATAAGGATTTACAGTACAAGAACTTCCTGATGTTAAATCTGAACCACCGCCATTTGTTTCTGCTGAAGGTGATGTAACTGTAAATGTTGTAGAACTTGGAACTGTTATTACTTGACAAAGTTTATCTTCAAAAGTTGACGCTGCAATACTAGAACCCGTAGGCATTGTTACTGAATCTAATTCTACAATGTCTCCTATTTCTAAACCATGATTAGTAGATGTCGTAATTGTTACTGCAGTTCCTCTAGTTGTGCTAGTTGTTATAGTAGAACCGGTAAATTGTGTTTGTGCTCCTGCATTATTACTTCTGTAAGGAGTAATGTCATAAAGTTGACCTTCAAAATATATAAGTAAAAATTTATCGGTACCAATAGCAACATATCTATTACCCTCTAAATCAACAAAAGCATGTTGTTTTCGTGCTACACCACATATAGTATCACTTAATAAAGAAGACCATCCTCCAACTTTTTCAGGAAGGCTGTATCTCCATCTAGTGTTATCAGAATCTATCCATCGGTCTGTTGCACCGACACCTGTGTCTTGTTTATCGACACCCGGTTGAAATTTCATTTCAAAAAGAGCCATCTATTTAGCTCCTTACGCTGTATTAGTTTTATATGCCCAACCTCTAGTGGCGTCTACATATACTAAAGTTATTGATTGACCGTTTGTATTTAAAGTTAAATCAGATGTTGCTGAATTAATAGGTGAACCATTTCTACCAATAGTACAATTATTTGAATTCCATGTACCTCTGGTATCTAAAACACTAACTTCATCTCCAACAGATGGTGATGCAGGTAGGTTTATTGTAATTGGGTTAGAGGTTGTGTTAGCAAAAATTTGAGCTCCAGCCACCGCTGTATAAGTACTATTAGCATCTGTTATAGTTGCATAACCTTTTTGAATTATGTCCATTACTGTTTCAGTGCCATTTGATTTACACAAAACAGTTGCTCCTGGTGGTATTTGGGTAGTGCTACCACTTGCTGTTAATACTCCTAAAGTTCTATTAGATGTACCTCTTACGGTGTCATCTTTCATAATCCATACTCTAGTTACACCAGAACCACTAGGCATAGTAATTGTTCTATCTCCTGCCAATGTTCCATATAATCTTAAATATGCATTTTTACCATTTGATGTTGCACCATCAGTTAAAAGTAGCGTGACACTTGCTCCTGCCATATCTACATCTAAAGCTCCGGATGATGCTTGTTCTAATATTTGTAGGTTAGTATTAGTAATACCACCCCATTGACCAGCTTTTTCGCCGGTTGTAATAATTTCTAATTGTATATCTGATGAATAACTTGATGCCATAATTTTATACTCCTGGATCTATTGGTGTCCAGACCATATTTGCTCCTGGTATTATTTCACTCCATGTTATAGCTTGTGCTGTACCCGTAGCAAGCGTAAAAGTACTTCCTGTAGGTGAAACATTAGCTTGTCCTGATACTGTAACAGTTCCTGAAGAAATTACAACCTGATTTCCACTAGGAGTTATATTAGCATCTGCGCTAACTGTAACATTACCAATGGCTATTGCTACTTGGGAACCAGTGACACCAAAGTTAGCATCTCCTTGAATTGTTAAACTACCAAAACCAAGAGTTAGTCTATTTGGATCAGGTACTTCTGTAATAGAATCAGCTACAATACCAGGGTCGCCAATGCTAATAGTTACCTGATTTCCTGTAACTGCAAAAGTTACGTCGCTATCTGGTCCTGATGTAGCAAATGGTAATGCTGATATTGCGTCAAATCCTAAACTCATAAAAATTCCTTAAAAGGAGACAGGGGGTATGTGGTGGTGCCCTGCCTCCATCTAAGGATTATATCATCGTTTAAACCAAGAAGGAAGACCTAAATGTGGACGCTTGTCAAACATGTTATCCTTCGATCCAGGTGTTTTACGATTATTATAATGCAGAAAAACCTGTACGCATTCTTTGCCTTTAAATTTATTTCGCCAATGTTCTAGCTCAACGCCTTTATAAACCAACATATCACCAGGTTTTAGATCTACCCTAATTCCTTTTGCTTTGCTAGACATTGTAATATTCTTACCATCTGGTTCACCCACATTTTCATTTGGGCTTAGATATATAGGCCAATCATCACCACCAAGGTTCATGGTAGTTGATATTTCACAACTAAATCTATCTTTGTGTCTTTTTAATTCATCGCCTTTTTTATATATCCTTGCATATGTATAGGCAGGATATAATTTAAGACCTGTTACCTTTTCCATTTCTGGTTGGCATTTCAACATTAAAGTTTCCATAGCTCTATCTGCATAACAAGAATAAGTATTTGGTATTTGACCCTCTATTGGATCTTCATAGTATCCAATTATATTTTCAAATGGTGAAAAATATCTTGTTTTTCTACATGTATCATAAACTTGTTTTTGCATTAAAAAATAGTTTGCAAGAAAAGATGCGAGATCCTCTGATATTGCTTTTTTAATAATTGTATACTTTTTCTTTTTAAACATCTTTAGCCATTTCTTTTGGCACCGCTTGTATATTCCAATGTATAAATCTAAATGGTTCAATACCAAAATCCACTGCATATTCGTGTTCTAAATAACCTGGAAATATAATTAATGTTCCAGGTTTTGGACGCATATGAAATTGTTCGTGACCCGCCCATACACCTTTTATGTCTGGTTTCATTTTTAATTTTGTACATCGTGAACCAGTCTTTGGTTCGTGAAATACAGGGTAAGAAGTTTTATCACTACATTTTAAAAAGTAAAAACCTGATACGTGTTGATTCCAATGTATATGTGCAGAGTGATGACCACCGCCTTTTTTAGCAAACTCTTGTACCCATAATTCAGAAAACATAGTTGTGTATTGTGACATGTCATAACCTTGATGATCTAGATATTCCCAAGATTTTTGACCAATGTAATTTCTAAAATCTAAAAAATCATTGTCTTGTGTAAGTGGTGTTGAGTGATATGATCTTCCAAAATCACCAAACTTTTTTATATGTGCTTTAGCTTCTGGAAAATTTCTAGCCTCTTTAATATATTTGTTAGTAGCTTTATTTAACGATTTAACAAACTCTGGTTTTTCTTCGCTCCATATTACAGTTGGAAAATAACTATTTATAAACATTATTTAAAAGGCCTCCCTAAATGCCATACTACAAGACTATATCTTGTGCCTGATGTTACTGGTTTCACTCTATGCCATACAAAACTAGGAAATACAATAATAGATCCTTTTGGTAATATTTCTTTACATTGTATTCTGTGTTTTGATTCGTCTCGCATGTGTGGATCATAGTTTCTAAAATCAAACTCTAATTCACCACCTTTGTATTCTGATCCATCTGTTAATTGACAAGTCATAGATAACTTTCTAATTCTGCCATGCTCTGGATGATTTACATCTTTACGATTATAAGGTTTGTCCCAACTATCACAATGCCAATCGTAATATTGATTTAATTTATATTTTGTAAATTGACAAGACTCACTTCTTTCCCAATCAAAATTCCAACCTGCATTTCTATTTGCTTCGTGAACGTATGGGTGTAATTCTTTGTATATCCAAGTATCATTTAACCATACTAAATCAGAATTTCTTTTTCTTTTTAGATCTAATACTTCTTCTTTTTTTAATTTTCTTTCACCATAACCACCTGTTCTAGCCATAACTTCTTTTTGATTATTAGCATATTGAATTACTTCATCACAAAATCTAGGCGTTAGTGCAGATTTAAAATACCAATAATAATTAGATATATTCATACGTTATAGTTTGTACAAAATTTAAACTATCCTTTTGATTATTAGTTAGGTAATACATACAAGTTGACGGAAACATTATAAAATTATTATTTGTTAACGGTATATCCCAGCTTCTGCCTTTACGCCTATTATCTTCATAATGTATTCTAACCATACAATTTTTAACATTTACACCATAAAGAAATGTATAGTCTGGTGAATTACGTAAGTCCACAGGATCTATATTTAGTAAAGGTATGGTTGTTTCTTGAGGTTTATACATATTACCCCAAACTTGTTTGTTAACTAAAGTAAAATTATAATTTAAATTTATGTGTTCTCTTATATAAGTATTTAATTTGTCCCATTCTTTTGAAAAAGGTAGAGGTGAATCTGTAACATTTGAAGTTAATATGTCTTGTTGTAATTTATCTCGATCAATGTCCCAATCTTTGGGCATTGCTACATCACCGTAATATAATGCTATTTCAGATAATACTTTCTTTTGCATACCACATACCTTTGTAATTTACACTTATAGGTCTGTCAAGTCCCAAGACTGACCTTCTTCATTCCAAATGTAATGTTTATTTGCAGTTTTTTCTTCTTCTGTTAATTCAGGAGCATCGCCGATTGGTGATTTCCAACTTGCAGTTGTAGTATCTTTTACCCAAGAAGGATAAGGTTTTTTAGGCCAAAAGATTTGATTATCTTCATCCCACTCATAGCCTATACCCGCATAGTTTCCTCTAAATGCTTTTGAGTTATCACCAGAATTGTGTGTATTCTGTATAGTGTTATAAGATGTTTGAATCCACATTTGTGCAGGCCAATTATTGTGTAATTCTAAATATTGTTGACCTACTGTTTCATCTTCAACACCATCAGCATTTAACATATCTTTATTATCTAAAGTTAATACTGATATAACTTTTCCGTTAGCTCCTAGTTTTGCAAAATGTGCCATAATGTTTCTCCTTATATATTAATTTTAATTACCTTTCAACTATTGAAACCTATATCTTATTACTACAATTCCACTACCACCTGCTGCTCCATGATTTGCGGTTGGTCCTCCTTGATTACCTGCTGCGTCACCTCCAGTTCCTGTATTGGCTCCTCCCGCTTGCTGATTTGGTGCACCATCTGCTGCCCCTCTTCCACCTTGTGCATATTCTACAGGAGATGCTGTTATAGAAGTTGTACCTCCTGCAGCTCTTGGAGTAAATGTATTTGGTGCTGGATAAAGTGAAGTTGAACCAGTTGCTGTTGCTCCACCACCGCCAGCACCAGTTGTGCTTGAAGAAGCGAGTGGGGCTGGTGCATTTCCACCAGGATTTCCTTGTGATGGATTTACAGGGGGTGAGTTTCCTGTTCCACCAGTAGTTGCTTGATTATGACCAGATCCACCTCCACCCGATCCTCCATTACCACCATCTCCAGCAGGGTATGAACCACCATAACCACCACCAGCTGATGTTATTGTTGAAAATACTGAATTACTCCCTGCAGCTGCATTTGTTGGATAATTGGCAGTTGAACCAGCTCCACCTCCACCAACAGTTATTGGAAATCCTGTTGCTGTAACTGTTATGGTAGCTGCTCCCTCTAAAGGACTAGCTGTGTATGGAGTTGCTGGACTTTTTCTTTCTCTAAATCCTCCTGCTCCACCCCCACCACCAACATCATAACCACCACCTCCACCACCTGCTACAACAAGGTATGAAACTTGATTATTAGCTGTTTGTGCTGAAGCTGCAGAAACACAAAAAGTTCCAGGACTTGTGAATGTATGAATTTTGCAATTTCCTGAAGTTGTAATTGTTCCGCCTGTTGCTGTAATAAAACTTTGTCCTGTTTCTGTATCTTCTGCATTTTGAATGTTTACCCAACCTTTTGTTGAATCAACATATACAAAAGTCGCTGCTTGACCATCAATATCTAATGTTACATCTGCTGCAATTCCACCAATTTTTTCTGATCCGTTTGGAGAAACAGTAAAATTATAAGTTGCAAAATTTCTTGCATAATCAGCAAAGGCTACAATTGCTCCTGCGGACCCAGCAGGTAAATTTGCTGTAAGTGCACTTCCTGAATTTATAAAATAACCCTCACCAGACGTTGGTGTAAATGTAGCAGTTTTAATATCTCCTGTTTGCCAATTAACAGCTCCTGTTGCACCAAAACCATTTGCAGTTCCATTGTTTGTTATTGTTACACCACTTGGAATTGTAAATGTATCTCCACTATCCCCTAATGTAGTTGTACCACACGCTGTTCTTGGACTAATTTTATTTACTTTTATTTCACTCATAATTTACCTATTGGTA